CTCGCAATTTGACAAATGACATTTCTGGTAAATGGAGTGATTTTAAGATCTATTTGAGCTCAACTCACTTCGCAGGAACGAAACTTGTCCCGATCGACAATGGAGGGAATGCTCCTGTAGGCGGAACATGGACTTATTCAAATTACATCTCTCCAGATGGAACTACGTCCAGTGACGACTTCAGAATTCATCTGTTAGGTGCAACCACTGGTACACCTGGCGCAATAATTAGCGCTGGTCTTATCCAATCTTTTGGAGATACCAGAGCTACTGTGAATCTTGATGAACCAAATGTTCCAGGGGCAGCCAAGGATGACCCTCTATTGAACGTGTTCGATTATGGAACAACTGTCGATGAAGTCATCGATCAACTTATCGCAGATAATGATAATCCTCCTTATGATGATGATCAGTATCCTGGCGGTGCAACAAATATGATCAAGCCATTAGTTATGGTCGACGGCACAATTGCCGATGGCTCTGTAACTCTTGGTGGCTTCGAAGCGCTTTGCGGTTTAATCGAAGTTGAGTCTAACTCACCAATAGCAAACGATGTTTTCTCAGTTCTCGTTGAACTTGCCCCTGGCAATTACCGAGGAATCAAGGCAGAGGCGATTTGATGGTCGAATCTTCGACAATCGTAACTGACGTGGTTACAGCTACAAAAGGCGCTACCGTTTTGGAGCACATCTTGGAAAGACGTATCGAATACCTTGTAGGTACTTTGATCGCTCACCAGATGGGAGTTTTAGATTTCCTTCTGGTATACGGCCATGGCGTATGTGCTTAAAGAGACTTTAACAACCGTAGGGCATTTGTGTATACACAAGTTGATATAGTCGAGTCTTCCATGTAGTTACATGGCAGACAAATACGGGTATACCCGGAGAGATTGCACCTGTGATGATGGCTCAAGAATTAGACTTCAGCCCAGTTTACATCCGAATCACATCGAAGAGATCATCTGCTTTCGATGCGGAGCTTGGCATGGTATTGCCAAGAAGAAGGATGGTGGAATAAGATGAAATTGTATTGCAAGATCAAAATAGACGGCATTTGGAGTTGGATGTCTGCAGACGACCCTTGGAAAGTTGCAACAGCCAGAGCTCTGTGCGAATGCCGAGTTTGCCGACCAGGGAAACCTAACATCGTTAGCCAGGAGGAATGAATTGTGACACCTCACATTCATCTTCTTACACTTGCGGTTCGTCGACACGAAGCATGGAGAAATGTATCATTTCCCATGCATTCGTTAAGACGAATTTTTGTCCGTCAGTGCTCGAAGAGTGCTGTCGCAACAAAATTGAGCAAGACGCACCCTATCTATACTTGGTTAATAGGGTGCGTAAGTGTAAAAAAAATATTTAATTACTTTACAGTGGTGGCAGTAGTATGAGGTGCTGTGATAATCCACATTTGGGGGATGAACAGGATCCATGCGGATGCAAACATGAAGCCTGCTTCAACTGCAACAGTATCAGAGTGATTTGGCTCTGTGCTGTTCATGAACAGGTGGAATGAGTAATGACTTTCCATGCAATGGTATCTCTCGCTGAGATAGGTCATTACAGGTTGACTCATAAATGGACGAATTATCTTCAGGATAAGGTAAGCAATTCTCAAACCCGAGATTGCTGGTTTCCATTAATGACGGAAAATGGCTACATCGCATACGAAACGAAACGTTGTGGATTGCGAACTTGCTGGGCTTGCCAGTATCGTAGCCGAGCGAAATTGCGCTCGACTGTTTCTGATTTTATTCAGAAAGAAGTCAAACCGAATCCATTCAAGTATCGGTTCGTTACCTTGACTCTTCCAGGGTCATGGTATTCTGTAAGGCACGCAAGTGTCGAAGAACAATTACAAGTTGTACGTCATAGCTTCAAAAGTTTACGATCTAAACTGAAGCGTAGGGGATTTCCAATCAGTGGGTTCTATTGCATTGAGATTGAGAGTTCGAATTCTCAATATTGGCATACCCACGTACATATGATTATTCGATGGAAGAATCAAGACTACAGTGAACTCAAAGAGATGTGGACCAAGAGTGTTGATCGCAAGACTCTGGCACATCTGGTTAATTGGGAGTTAGACCCAAATAATCAGAGAACTGTACAGGTTGATCGCATTTCGTCTGCGAAAATTGCCGATTACCTTACGAAAGTGACCAATTATGTCACGAAAGTTAACGATTTCTCGCATAATAGGCGTGATATCGGGGAAGCATTATACAGGCGCCGCACAACCGGTTGGTTAGGCGACCACTATGGCTTCAAAAAAGAGAACAATGACTCCTGCAGTTCGACACCTACGTTATGACGTACAAAACAGCGGGGTTGCCGGTACGGAAACTTCGCATTACATCGACATTGCCAAGGATTTGTCGGCTCTTAACAGACGACTATACAGACAAGGTCGAAGTTACCACATTCGAAAAGTCACTGTGGTTTCACGTGACACTATTGCTGGCATCGGCGGCGCCGAGGGTTTGACAGGATTGGGCTCCGTTAACTTAGCCCAACAGAATGCTGGTCGAATCTCTTTCTCCACTGCTCCAAATTCGTGGGTTGCACGTGGTGCATGGAAAAGAGGATTCAAGACTTGGAATTTGATGAATAAAGAGGCTACTCGCAATTTGACAAATGACATTTCTGGTAAATGGAGTGATTTTAAGATCTATTTGAGCTCAACTCACTTCGCAGGAACGAAACTTGTCCCGATCGACAATGGAGGGAATGCTCCTGTAGGCGGAAC